TATGTGGACGGCAAATACGGCTTCGTCATGGACGGCAAGCCGGTGTTTCCCGAGTACAATGATGCCATCCATTGCAAGCCTGTCGAACCCATGGCCGGCACGGTTTACCGCGGTTGGGACTTCGGCCTGACCCCGGTCTGCACCTTTCACCAGCTTCTTCCTGACGGGCGCTGGCTGATCTTCGACGAGCTGATATCGCAGGAGATGGACGCCAAGGGCATGGGCATCGACCGCTTCAGCGATAACGTGCTGTTCCATTGCCAGCGGGCATTCCCACCCAAGACTCGGTTTGAGGACTATGGCGATCCCGCCGGCCAACAGCGGGCGCAGACCGACGAGAAGACGGTGTTCCAGATCCTGCAGGCCAAGGGGATCGAGATTGAAGGCGGCGAACAGACCTTGGCCATCCGCCTCGAATCAGTCCGCAAACCCCTGAACATGCTGATTGGCGGCGAACCCAGGCTTGTGCTGCACCCGCGCTGCAAGAATGTCCGCAAGGGCTTCATGGGCGGCTATCATTACCGGCGCCTCCAGACCTCCGGCGGGGCGAAGTTCAGGGACGAGCCCGACAAAAGCCACCCGATCAGCGACGTAATGGACAGCATCGAATATGTGGCGACGAGGCTGTTCGGGGACACCCTCTTAAACCGCCAGCAGGACTATGATATGGGCTACGGTCGGGACGAATATGTCGGGCCGAGCGGATCGACGGGTTACGGATGAACCCCACAGCAATCGCCTTCATCAAGGCCCACGAAGGCTGCGCCCTGACCGCCTATCAGGACCAGGGCGGCGTCTGGACCTGTGGTTGGGGCGCGACCGGATCAGACATAAGGGCTGGAACGGTCTGGACGCAAGAACAGGCCGACGACCGCCTTGATGACGATGCAGCCGGCGCCGAATTGGATGTTCTCACCCTTCTTCCCGGCATCAAGCTATCCGACCAGTCGCTCGCCGCCCTCACCAGCTTCGTTTTCAATCTGGGAAAGGGCGCGCTGGCATTGTCCCATCTCCTGACGTGCGTCAAAACCGCCGATTACACTGGCGCGGCGCAGGAGTTTCAGCGCTGGTGCCATGTGGGCCAAACCGTGGTAAAGGGGTTGCTGATCCGCAGGCTGGAAGAGGCTGCGCTGTTTCTCAAGGGGACGTAGTTGAGCCAGCACCGCCTCATCGAACCTGACGACGACCAAGACGAAAAACTCCCCGAAGGCGCGGATGAGCATCCCGAAGATGCGCTGGCAGCGGACCCTCAGACCCCCCGCGAGGTCCTGGCCAACCTGATTAAGCAAATAGACGACATCAACATCGCCCGGAGTGTGGACGAACAGACCCTGCAAACCTTGGGCCAGATTGTCGTCCAAGAGTTCCAGATTGACGAAACCAGCCGGTCAGAATGGCGCGACCAGATCGACAAGGCGCTCGATTTCGCCACCCAGAAGTCGCAGGAAAAGCAGTTCCCCTGGCCCAAGGCCAGCAATACGATTTTCCCAATCATCTCAAGCGCGGCGCTGCAATTTCAGGCCCGCACCTATCCCGCCATCATCCAGAACCGGAACGTGGTCAAGGGTGTGGTCTGGGGCTCGGATAAGGGCACCCCGGCCCTCGACGCCCAGAAGCAGCCGATGACTGACCCGATGGGCCAGCCCGTCTGGCTGTCAGCCCCCGGCGCAAAGCGTGAGCGTGCCGACAAGATCGGCCAGCACATGTCCTACCAGTTGCTGGAAGAAATCCCCGAATGGGAGCCGCAGACCGATGTTCTGCTTGGCCGGATGCCCATCGTCGGCGGCGAAATCCGCAAGACCTTCTGGGATCCGGTAGACAAGCGCGCGCGGAGCCTGACCGTTGCCATCACCGATCTGGTCTGGAACTACTACGCCCCGAGTTTCGAGACCGCGCCGCGGCATACCGAAATCGTCAGGCTGTACCCGACCGAGATCGAGACCTTGGAACGCTCCGAACTGTTCCTTGAGGACTATTACGGCCCTGGCGCCGATATCGCGGACGAAGGATCTGGCGCCGAGGAAAACCCATCCCAAGGGAGCGATCCCGATGCCCCCCACTATTTTCTGGAACAACATCGCCGCTATGACCTCGACGGAGACGGCTACGCTGAACCATTGGTGGTCACTGTACACAAGGCTTCCGCCAAGGTCGTCCGCATCACGGCCCGTTACGATCAGGACGGCATTACCGCCGACAAAGACAGCGAAATCGTCAAGATTGTCCCTGACGATCATTACACCCTCTATCCCTTCCTGCCGAACCCCAAAAGCGGATCGCACCCGCTAGGCTGGGGTCATCTGGCCAAGCCCCTGAACGAGGCCATCAACACCAGCCTGAACCAGATGTTCGATGCCGGCACTTTGCAGAATGCAGGCGGCGGCTTCATCGGGACGGGTTTATCCCTGCATTCCGGGCCGCTGAACTTTCAGGTGGGCCGCTATGTCCCGGTGAACAACAAGGGGCAGGATATAAGGAATTCGGTATATCCGATTCCATTCCCCGGCCCGTCGCAGGTGCTGTTCAACCTGCTGGAACTGCTGCTGGGAGCCGCCAAGGAAATCACTGGCACGCAGGACATTCTGGCGGGGGATATTTCCAAGGCCGACGCCAGCCCCACCACGGTCCTGGCCCTGATCGAACAGGGCACCAAAATGTACACCTCGATCCACAAGAGGGTGTACCGGGCCATGAAGTCGGAGCTGCAGAAGCTCTTTGCGCTCAACCGCCGCCATCTGGAAGAACCCGCCCGCTACCGCATCGGGGATGAATGGCTTGAGGTGACGCCCGAGGATTACCGGCTTGGGGGAGGCGTCGAGCCCATCGCAGACCCGACCATGGTCACGGACATGCAGCGCCTGGGGCGCGCATCGGTGCTCATGAGCCTGAAGGACGACCCCCATTGCAACGGCATGGAAATCCGGCGCCGGTTCTTGGAATATGCCGGGATCGACCGGGTGGACGAAATCCTTGTGCCGCCTGACCAGACAGCGGCGCAACTTATGGTCGCCAAGGCCCAGAGCGAACTGGGCGAACTGCGGTCCCTGATCCAGAAGAACACCGCCCAGGCGCTGCTGTTCATGGCCCAAGCCAAAGCTTCAGGCACCGGAGAAACGGCCCAGATGGCCGATCATCTGCTGGAGATGATCCGGCTGCACCTCGAATCCCTGAACATAGCCAACAAGTCAGCCGAGATCGAAAGCAAACACCACCTAGGCACGAGGAAAATCAGTGAAGACGCAAAGGCAACCGCTCACGCAACCAATGTCGGAGCCGTATCCGCAGGCGTTAATCCTGCCAGCCTACCGCCCGGCCCCACGCCCGCGCCACAACTGGACCCCAATTCCCCAGCCCTTGCCGCTCCCGCCGCCGCCAACGGGCCGTAGCCTGTGAGCGACGCTGCGCTGCCAGTCCCGCCGCCTCTGCTCAGGGAGCTTTCGGCTTCGGCTTTCATGATGTGGAAGCATGAAGCAACAACGCGGATTTTCCTGACGTACTTGGCCGATAAGGTCGAGGACTATCGGGATTTCCTATTGGCTCAGGCGCTTTCCGCCGAGCCGGATGTGAACGCTATGAAAGAGGCGCGGGCGCGCATTCTATGCCTGACGGAGTTGCAAGCTCTTGATCTAAATGATATCAGGGCAACCTACGGCATAGCCAAGCCGGAAGCAGATAAGGCCCCAGAATGAGCCTAGTGGACCCTTCGGGGGCAAAGATTTCCCGGATGCCCAATTCCGCGCTTGAGAGCGCCGCCGAGGCAAATCCCGGCGAAATGGGTGAGCGCGTATTGCCCCGAATGCAGGGCGATTACATTGCGGCACCGTGGGACGGTACTAATCCATCTGGCGTCGAGCCCATCTGCAAAAACGTTCTTGTCCGCATGGATGTTTTCAAGGTCACGATGGGCGCGACCAATCTGAAATGGCACGACAATCAAGTCGAGCGGGCAAATTTAGGCTCTGAATCCGGCACGATCTACGCCATTGGCGATCAAGCCTTCAAACACAACACCGACCACACCATCAACGATGGCAAAAAGCCCGTTCCCGGCGACCGTGTTTATTGCGAGAAATACGCAGGCCGCGAGATCATGGGCGATGACGGCGTGAAATACCGCCTGATGGACGACCGCTGCATTGCGGGGCTGTACCGGGGCACATCGCCGGTTATTCAGGATGGGGCGAAATGAGCGGCGAAGGCGAGATCGAAGTCCAAGACCGCGACTATGAGGCCGAAGCCCGCAACCTAGGCTGGCATCCCCAAGAGGAATTTCGCGGCTCGCCAAATGATTGGGTGGACGCCGAGACCTTCGTGCGCCGCGGCGAACAGCAGCTCCCCATCATGCGGGAGAACAACCGCAAGCTTGCCACCCGCGCCCGCCGGGCTGAGGACGAACTGGCCGACATGCGGACCAAGCTGGACGAGGTTAATTCCAGCCTCACCACCCTTCGCACAATGGCCGAGCGGTCTAATGAGGCCGGATACCAGCGGGCCTTAGCCGATCTGAAGGCCCAGCAGCGTCAGGCCGTGAGGGACGGCGACGAAGCCACATTCGACAAGATTGCCGGCGAGATTGAAAAGGTCGAGGAAACTCGCACCGAGATTGCAGCCGCCGCCAAGCCGCCAGAACCAAGGCCCGATGCGCCCAAAGGCCCCAGGGCGACGCCCGAATTTACAGCGTGGTTTGCCGAGAACAAGGATTGGATTCTGGCAGATCCTGTATTGGGCAACGCCGCAACCCGCTTTGATATCCAGCTCAAGAATGCGGACGAGGATTACACCGAAGCCGAGCGGTGGGACAAGGTAAAGGAAATGGTGCAGGAGAAGTATCCGCGCCGTTTCGCTAACGCCACAGGAGAAGATATGCCCCCGCGCAAAGAACCGGAGCAGGAGAACCACCAACAGCCGACTGCTCCGAACCTGCGGCGCGCTGCCTCAGTGCTAACCCCATCGGGCGGCGCGCCGGCTTCTTCCGGCAAGAAGGGCGGCATCGACAGCATCCAGAACCCGACCGAGCGGGCCGAGGCGCGCAAGGCATTTCAGTCCATCCGCCGCTCGATCACCGATTACACCGAAGCCGAATATATGAAGGTCTATGTGGACCCCGGCGCGGACGTGATCGCGGATTCCATCAGCAGAAAGGTCAAGGCCAATGGATCAGCAAGAGCCTAATCCGGCCCCGGAAGGCAAGCGTGGTCCCGGTCGGCCGCCGAAGGTGAAATCTGAGGATGCGCCGCCGCCCGAAGTCACGGACGCCTTCGGTCTCAAGCCCATCGACGCCCCGCTCACGCTCAACGATGATATTGAGCGCATCAAAGCGCTCCGCGACGCCAATCCCTTCGGCGCCTTTGACAACAAACTTGCGTATCCCCCGATTGAGGGATATAAGCAGCATTGGTTCAACGACAAACCAGGCCGCATAGACGTGGCCCTGCGCGCCGGATGGGCCTACGTCTACGACGCGGACATGAAGCCAAAGTCCATGGTCGTAGATAGTGGTGGACTGAAAGCCTACCTTCTGAAAATCCCAGAGCAGTTCTGGGTGGAAGATCAGGCCAGACAGAACGCCAAGGCAGAACAGGCGCTAGCCGCCGTCAAGAAAAAGCCAACAGGCGCGTCAGGCGCCGGTGGACCAAAGCCAAGCGATCAAGGGGCTTTCTACACTCCCAATCCGTCAGGCGATGCCGCGACCATAACCCGGTCATAAGCCGACCCTGAGCCTCAAGCCACGAAGCCAAACCGCGTTTCGCGCGGTCTATCCGCAACTTCGTGACTTTGGAGGCCAGTGTGAACGCGAATATGGCATTTGGGCTCAAGCCCATCAACGAAAACGGCGGCGATTGGAGCGGCCAAGGCCGGCTCATCGCCTTCAACACCGACGAGGCGAACAACATCTTCCTCGGCGACCCGATTGTCCCGACCGGCGTGACGGACAGTTATGGCGTCCCCTTCTGCACTCTGGCGACAGCCGGCGCGCACCCGATCCTCGGCGGGTTCCTCGGCCGTACCAACGGCCCGGCGGCCGGCGGTAACGCCTCGACCACCTTGCTCCAGAGTGACCATCTTTACCGGGTGGCCTCAATCCTGACCTACGGGCTGGTGACGGATGATCCGAACCAGCTCTTTGCGGTGCAGGAAGACAGCGTGGGCGGTGCCATTGCGGTTGCCAACGCGGGCTATTCCAACGGCAATCTGGTCAGCGGCTCGGGCAATACCAGCACCGCCATGTCGGGCTGGCAGCTTCAGTCCTCGTCCGTGGCATCCGGCAATTCCACCTTCCAGATCCGCGTCATCGGTCTGCTGCGCGCGCCAGACAATGCCATCGGCGTCAATGCCAAATGGATGGTTCGCCTCAATACGCCCGCCCTCTGGCAGGCCTCCGGCTTCTAAGCCGCAATCGGAAAAGGAGAATAGATCATGGCAACGATTGGCGGCGTCATCACTACAGGGAGTCATCCCAAGGCGTTATGGCCTGGCATCAAGGCGTGGTTCGGGCGTCAGTACGCCGAGCACACCGAAGAATACCCCCTCTGCTTCGATGTGGTCACGTCTGACAAGGCGTACGAGGAAGAGGTGCAAATCTCCGGCTTCGGCGTCCTGCGCGAGAAGGACCAAGGTTCTGCCACCAGCTTCGACAGCGAAGTGCAGGGCCTGATCGCCCGGTATACCCACATCGCGTATTCCAGCGGATATATCGTGACCTTCGAGGAGCTTCGGGACGATCTTTACGAGATCGTGTCCAAGCGCCGCGCCGCCGCGCTGGCCTTTGCCGGCCGTCAGACCGAGGAAATCGTAGCCGCCAGCGTTTACAACAACGCCTTCAATTCGTCCTATACCGGCGGCGATGGCGTGGCCCTTTGCGCCACAACCCATCCAAGCCTAGCGGGCAACTTTTCCAACATCCTCGCCTCCAGCGCGGATATTTCGGAACTGGCCATCGAAAATCTGGTGGTGCAGATCATGCAGGCGCAGGATTATCGCGGCAACAAGATCAGCCTCATCCCGGAATCGCTGCACATCGCGCCAGCTCAGATCTTCGATGCCAACCGCATCCTGCACTCGATCCTGCAGAACAACACGGCCAACAACGCCATCAACGTCATCAAGGCCATGGGCTTGTTCCCCAAGGGCATCGTCACGAACCACTATTTCACCTCATCGGTAAACTGGTTTATCCGCACCGATTGTCCCTACGGCCTGCAGTTCATGTGGCGCGATAAGCCGCTGTTCGACACCGACAACGAGTTCGACACCAAGAACGCCAAAGCCATGCTCTATATGCGCTTCTCGGCCTACTGGACCGACCCGTTAGGCCTTTTCGGGGCACAGGGCGTGTGACCCTATAAATCTCGCGGATCAGTCCAATGCCAAGCACCAGCCCCAAACAGCACCGGTTTATGGAGGCAATCGCCCATAGCCCGAAATTTGCGCACAAGGCCGGCATTCCTCAATCGGTCGGGCAGGATTTTGCGCACGCCGATCAGGCGACGGGAAAGTTCAGCGGTGCGCCGAAGGTTCCGGCCTTCCCGCCCAACAGTTGAGGAGTTGACGATGGCAAAAGGCATGATGGGTGAACACGGCATGAGCCCCCGCAAGAGCATGGCGATGGGCAAGTCCGGCATGGGCGGGGAAAGCTTTGGCGTCTCCGGCATCGAGGATCACCAGCATCACGGCGGCGAGCATCCCGACGCCGGCATGAGCCACAACCCGCTGGAAGATCACGAGCGCGGCATCGGCCACAAGGATGGTGTCGGCATCAAGCATCACGAGCACATGCACGCCGCGCAGGCGGCTCCGCACCATGGGCACACCCACCCCGGCGGCCACATGAAATCCAAGCACCACGGCCACGGAAAGGGCCACAAGGACTAGGTGATGGCGAAAATCGGTCCTTCCAAGGTTCCCGGCAAAAAGGCTGGCCCGAACGGATCGTTTCCCATCGGGGACAAGAAACATGCCCGGCTCGCAATTGGCGGCGCAACCCGCAGCGAACATGCCGGAAACATTTCCGCCAGCACTGCGGCCCACATCAAAGCGCAAGCGCGGGCGAAACTGAAAAGCGGCCCCAAGCCGTCTAGTGCATTCGCGTTCGGGCGTCCAAGGCCCTGAAATTTAACTGTGTCCCTAGTTCGGGTAAGCGGAGGGTGAAAATCCTTCTGGGCACTAAAAGGAGAGTAAGATGCCTCTGACCAATTTTCCGAATGGAATCAGCAGCTTCGGCGTCCCCGTCTTGGGCGGCATTGCAGGCGTTCCCTTCACCGGCAATTACTGGTTTGTGAACCCGGCGACCGGCGCGGACGGCAATTCCGGCTCAAGCCCGTCCAGTCCGCTTGCCACCCTGTACCAGGCCCTGAACAAGGCTGTGGCCGGCAATAACGATGTGATCGTGCTGATCGGCAACGGCGCATCGGGCGGCACCGCGCGGCTTTCCCTGGCCCTGGCGCAGACCATCAATCCGGCCGCGACTTCGGGCACCCTGAACTGGAACAAGAACGCGGTGCATCTGATCGGCGTCGCAGCTCCGACTTCCGTTGGCCAGCGCGCCCGCATCGCCCCACCGACCGGCACTTACACCCAGGCGACATTCGGGTCCGCGAACTTCATCAATGTGACCGGCGCCGGCTGCATGTTCGCCAATGTGGATGTATTCCATGGCTTTTCGACCGGAGGCACCAACCAGATCGCGCTCACGGACAGCGGCGGCCGCAATGCCTACATCAATTGCAACATCCAGGGCATTGCCGATGCGGCAAGCGCCGCTGATGCCGGTTCCCGCTCGCTCAAGATCACGGGCGCGGGGGAATGCACCTTTATCGGCTGCACGATTGGCGAAGATACCACCGCCCGCTCGGTCGCCAATGCCTCGCTGGAATTTGCCGGTGGCACGCCGCGCAATACGTTCATCGACTGCATCTTCCCGTTCTTCACCTCGAATGCCGGCGTGCTGGGTATTCTGGGAACGGGCGCCGCCTGCATGGATCGCTGGCAGCTTTTCAAGCGCTGCCAGTTCATCAATGCCATCAAGTCCACCTCAACCCAGATGACGGCGCTGGCGTCCCTCACCAGTGCATCGCCCGGCGGCCTGATGGATTTTGACGCTGGGTGCGCGATCATCGGCATCACCAAATGGGGCGATACCAACGGCCTGGCGAACTCATATGTCGCGCAGCCGGTGCCAACCGCGGCGACCTCCGGCATCGCGATCAATCCGAGCTAGTAGGAGTTCGCGGTGGTAGATACCGTCAGTACCAATGTCTTAGAGAACGGCAGTCAGTATTTCGTCGCAAAATTTACGAATTTGTCCGATGGAACTGGCGAAACCGGCGTGACCAAGCTGGACCCCACTTCCGGGGCCTCCGGCGCCAACAATATGGGCGTCGTCATCCAGGGGCAGACGCTCTATCCCGGCACGCATCTCAAGATCATGAAGATGATCTACACGGTCTCCGGCATGACCTTGCAGATGCAATGGGACGCCTCGGCGGCGGTCAATCTGTGGCTGCTTCAGGGCTATGGGTGCTTGGATTTCATGAAGCAGGGCGGATTGTTCGTGCCGCAGTCGGCCGGGGCGCCCGTGGCCGGAGCGACGGGCAAAGTGCTGTTCACCACGTTGGGCGCGGCTGGCGGCTCATCCTATACGGTCGATATCTGGTGCAAGAAGGATATTGTGCAATGAGATTGCGCCTTAACCTTCCTGTCGTGATCGGGTTCGCGCTGTTGATGGCGCTGGCCTACATGCCCAAGGCCCATGCGCAGGCGGCGGGGGCAACCACGGTCGCGACATGTAACACCAAAAGCTACGCGGCTGGCCAAGTTTACCCACTGACACAAACGCAGGGCGGCGTTCTGTGCGATCAGGGTAGCGGCGGGGGCGGCAATGGAGTAGCTGATGTGGCCCCCGGGACCGCCGCTCAGTCCCAGA